ATGTATGTCCGCCAATCCCGGCGTCTCGATCCAGCGCGGCAAAACCGCGCTCGACCCAACCGCCCGAAAAAAAATCTGATTTTTTGTAAATTACCCCTTGACATTTGCGCTCATTGAGCGTATAATGTGACCATAAGATAAATCAAGCCGCAAGGCAAGGAGGATACAAAAATGAAAATGACCATCACGGAAGCCCTGGAAAAGCTCGGCATAGAATTTATCGGCGACACCAACCGCATGACCACCGACGAGGTCCTCCGCTTTTTCGACCTCACCGTTGACGACGACGGCGAGATCATCGACGCCGCCGGAAAAGCGACCGGCATCTGGTACGAGGAGATCATCTAAAGGTCTGAACACCGCCGCAGGAAGAATGCTAAATAAGGAGGAAACATCATGCAAAATATCAATATCCGCTCCGCGTGGGGTGTGCCTACAAACGATGGTTTTAACCCAGAAACGTCCGGGAATGGCGGCGGCTACTGGCAGTATGCTGGCGGCATCGTCGCCAAGGTCGGCGAGAAGTTCGTCGTCGCGGAGGTTGACGACGCCTCTTGCGGCGACTTTGGTAGCCGCATTTACGTATCCATCGCGTGCGACGGATACGAATGGCGCGTCAACATCGGCACGATGGACGACGCCTGTATCGACTCCCCGGAGGAGGCGGACGCAATTTTTGCGTCGATCTCCGGCGTCCTCGGCATCGATGCCGATACTCTGATCGCTGCCGCTGAGGACGCGGCAAATCTCTGCGCGTGGCGCACGCAGCAAGACTATAAGGAGGATAAATCATGACTAACCAGCTCCGCCACACGCTCTACACGGAGGCTCACAACTACACCGACCCCGACGCCTACGTCTCCGCTCTCGCCCTGTCCTCTATGTGGGGCGACGCCGAGGACGCCGACTTCCCCGCCGATCGCATCGCGCTCCTGCGCCGCATCTGGGACGATGCGCACTGTACCGTCCGGGAGCTGATCGAGCGCTGCGGGCTGACGCAGAGCGCCTTTGCCCGACATTTTAACATCCCGCTCCGTACGGTACAGGGCTGGTGTCTTGGCGAGCGTGACTGCCCTCCGTACCTCATCACGATGGCAGCCGAGCTCCTGGCGCTGTATAGCGCATAATGCGTTCGGTTTTCCCGCCCGCCCCATAAGGGACGGGCATTTTTATGCCCCTCGGAAGCTCTCCCGAACCTCCCCGCCGCGCGTCCGAAACGCCACAACGTGGAATCTCCCCGCCGGGTGCACATACGTCACCCGGCATCTTTGCGGCTTGTTTTTGATATTCGGCTTCTTGTCGTCGTCCTCGATCGTCTCCGGCGCTCTGCTCACGATGTCCCCGACCTTTAGCATACACGTTCCTCCTCCGTTTTCTCTAGTGCACCACTGTCTGGGATTTTCTCCCCACCGACCCGCTTGCCGCGCAGCCCGTTCGGCAGCTCCTCCAGCGGCAGCTCCCGCCTGCGCTTAAATTCTCCCGCATCAAAGCCGCAGCGCCTGCATTCCGCCCCGTTGGGCGATACATACGCGCACCCGCCCTTCAAGCAGTTCCCGCGTGCCCGCTCTTCAACGCCGCCCATCTCGTCCTCCTGTAAAAGGCTTTTTCAGCCCCGGCTCTGTCCATTCCGCCGTTTCCTTCCCGATGTACTCGCAGTACGCACGTTCGATCTGTGCGCCCGCGCTGTCGCCCTTCGAAATTTCGCCTGATACCCCTGATTGCCCGTGATCTTCCCGGCAATGTAAATCTTCACGGCTTCTCCTCCAAATCGCCCAGCAGTTCCACCGTGACCACAACGCGCCCCGCGAAGCCCCCGTTCCAGTCCTTTTTCGGCTTGAGCTTTTCCACTCCATCCATGACCGTTTTGATAATGTCCTGCGAGTTGCAGCTCAGGCAATCCTCCGTGTAAGACAGAACACCGCTCATTTCAATTCCCACGCGGGGACGCTGCTGATAAAGCCCCATCATATAGTTCTTTTCATCCATCCCGTTTACCTCCGTCATTTTTACATGGAGAACAGAACAATCTATCAATCCAAGATACTTTCCCACTACCACCAGTAGCACATTTCTTCGACTGGCAAGTCTTATTCTCTTTGTTGTAGTAGATGCAGTCCTTACACGGATTTCGCATCATTTCCACCTCCATTCAACCCCAGCGGTCATCTTTCCAAATCAAAAACGCGCTATTCTGCTGGTATACGGCATATACCCAGAAAACGCCGCCCGATAAAAGCTCAATCTCAAACATTGTCGTTGCCTTCTATCCACCCGTCACGAATTAGCCGTTCATGCAGACGATCAACCTTTTTCCACCGCCAAGTTGCAACATCGTAATGCAATTCGTAGAGTATCATCATCTGCTCCAGCATGATCTGCACGTCCGCGATCTCCTCGGCAATGTGCTGCCTGTCTGTTTGACCTCTCAGGCTTTTGCACAGCTCTTTTTGCAGCTCGCTCAGTTCTTCGATTGCAATAACTCTTTGAATTTCACTGCCGCAGCACCCGCAGGAACGTTCTGTATTCCATCACATCCCGCAGCGGATCGTAGGATTCCTTGATCTCAATCAAATTGCGGATCTCCTCGGCATAAAACTGATACGCCGCCTGCCTTGCTACCATCTGCCACGCCGCTGCGCCCTTAAAATTTGCAAGCTCCTCTCTTGTGAAGTGGAAATCTTTGTTCAGCGTGACTACTTCTCTGTGCTCTGTGCTGCGCTTTGTGCAGCTCTCGCTCCACTGCTCCAGTATCTTCTCGTTTTCCTTTTCCGTTTCTCTCCTTCGCCTGTCGCAACCCCCGCGCACCACCCATCCGATCGCACCGCACACCAGCAGCGCGAGCACAAAAATCACCCAGTGCATCTCAATCATTTTTCTGTCCCTCCATCCATCTTCGCACCGCAGTTGGGGCAGTAGAAAAAGCTGCTCCAGATCTCTGCTTTCAAAATCCGTTCCGCCTGCCACTTGGTCAGATGCGGCGCTCGCTTCTTCGGCGGCAGCTCGCCTTTTTCCGCCGCAATAGCGGTCGGGTTGTGCTTATGTTGCCCCATCGGTTACCCTCCTGTTCCATGCCTCGGCGGCTTCATTTTTACAACTTTCAATGTTTGCCAATGTGCGATTTTCTTCGCTAATGTTTGGACAATATCCAACAGTCCTTGCATCACAACTGCTGTCTTTGCACTGACACCAGATAGTAAAGCCACAGCTTTTATAAATTGCTTTAATTACCGCCTCCCCGCCGCAAAACGGGCACGGTTTCAGTTTAGCCATCCTTCTTGCCCTCCTCATCCTTGAGAATAACCATCGCGGAGTAATAATGTTCGTAGTATCTGCCATCAATCGCAGAGCTGTACTTAATATCCACCACGCGTTCCGGCGGGAAGTTCTCGATAGCATCGTTGAGTAACGTCTCAAGGCTGCCGATGCGGTCGCTCTCGATCAGAATTACCTTCACGCCTTGTCCTCCATTTCCTGCATCGCCCGCTCCGCCTCCTCGCGGGTCAAAAAAGTGTTCTTTCCGAATCTATCCGGGCTAAACGTGCGCTCATTCGTATGCCCTGTTTTATCGACGTGCTCACTGTGAACCCATGAGATACCTGTGTCATCCACCGCGTACCCTACCACCGCAAATTCTAGAATCTGCTTGGCGTTTACGAAATAAACCGTATCCCCCACCTTGCACGGCAGCGCCACCTCCGCAACGTCGGCGGCAGGCATCCGCCTGATTTTATTTCTGATCTCGTCGAGCAGCCGGTTTTGCGCCGGGCTTCGGCACGCGCCGTATTGACTTGCCACTGCTTTCATCGCAGCGTCCCGCCGGATATATTCGTCAGCCATTCTTTCGCGCCTCCATCGCCCGCTCGGCTTCGGCGCGCGTCAAAAATATGCTCTTCCCGATTGCATTTTTATCGAAAGCCGGACCGCCTGCCGTCTCGTAGATGACCTCGCGCACCGTGTGCTCATACACCCTCGCCCCGTCAGTCTCGTACACCTTGCACGGCAGCACCACGACGCGCCCGTCCTTGTCAGCCGCAGCCAGCTCCCGCAGGCGCTCCGGCGTAGTCCCCAGCGCCTGCGCCGCCAGCTTGATAAGCGCGTCCGGCGTAAATGCGCTTTTGATTGCCTCCTGGCTAAATTCCTTGTCCTCGTAGGCAGCGAGCTTATCCACGGCTTCGCCCGCTCTCCAACAGGTAGTACATATCCCATCACATTCATTTTCCCTCAGATCTACGCAAGCCAGATAAGCCTCGCCGTCATCAATTCGCCTTTTTGTCAGTCGTTCCATTACGTTTCTCCTTCCTCCGGCACTTCCGGCAGCGGCATCCAGTGCGTGACGGTGTGTCCTGTCGCGTCGTGCCAGAGCCTGTAATCATCATATCTTCGCCACGAATCCGCGCTTGTGCGGTAAGCCTCGCCGACAAACACGCCATCCGTAGCAATAACGCGCTTCCCTGCCGGAGCTCGTCTATCCGCGTCCTTCACGCTGATCCACTGCGCCACCTTCTCCCGCAGCGCCGCATTCTCCGCCAGCAGCCGCTCGATCGCATCCGCTGCATCAGAAATGATCTGGTACACCTTGCACGATGCCCACCCGCGCAGCTTTTGCCATTCTTCAAGATTCTCCGTTGCCCAATACGAGCATTTCTTACATCCTTCGTTCACGGCTTTCTCATGTCTAGCCCGACACCGCAGCGCCTGCACGATCTCTTTTTCCGTCATAACATTCCCTCCTCGCAAATATCCACGATATGCTCGCACAATGCCGCAGGAATTATGGAGCGTTCTTTGCTTCCGCGAAGCCCTTGCGTTCCTGTCTTTGCACCTCTTGGGGCTGGCGTATGACACGGGTCTCCATTGTGGCACATCGGCTTAAATTTAGGATCAGGATGATTCGTCCAGATGTCCGTTGGTTTCATCCTGTTGTCTCCATACTGACAATAAGTCACCGTGTATCGTGGCAAATCTTGCATCCATTCCATTTTGCGCATCCCGCCACGCGGATTTTCGATAAACCAGTATCTCGGATGCAGCTCACGAATAAGCCCTAAGACGTGCTGATCTACCTTGTCACAGAATTTCGCGTAGTCGCTTACCGCATCTAGATTCCCCGTTTTCGGATTCTTGCGCCTATGATGAGAAATGGCGGCGATAGAAAACGTTGTACAATCTGGGCTTGCCCAGATGACATCCGGCTTCCCGAATCGTTTTAAAACATCCTCCGCTGTTACCGTCAATACATCGGCATACAAATCTATTCTCCGTCCCGTCCGTGAATAAATTCCTCCGCCGCTGCGTCAAAGATATTACCCAGCCGCCACGCATAAATGCAGTTTCCTCAAAGTGCTTATCCCACTCCACAGAGAACACTTTGTGCCCTCGCGCAGCAAATGCCTTGCCGATGCTTCTTGTTCCCGCAAACAGTTCGAGTACCTTGAGTTTTTTCTCGTTGTTCACCGTATCCTCCCCACCTTCCGCATTTTATCCCGCTCCCGCACCCGCCGCTCCTGCGCGGGCGTCGTGCCGGTGTTGTTGCTGTGCACCGCATTGCGCGCATATTCCGCCATCTTGTGCTCCGCATATTCCAGATACGGCTCGCAGTCAAGCCGGCACGTCTCGCTGCGCCTCTCGCAGCTCTTCTTGCATGGGCATTTCATCGTCCGTTCCCTCCCAATATAGGCACACCGGGATCGTCTCCCGGTGCTCCGCCGCCAGATGGCAGAATGCCCCGACGCCGCGCTGCGCGCAGTTGCGGCAGCCGTCGTACCCGTCCGGCACGAGCCACCCGTTCACGTCCTTCATGCTCTGCACCGCCTCGCCGTGCACGCGCCGTAGCTGTCTACCCTGCTCCAGTCCAGTCCCCAGTGCTCCAGCGCCGCCTTGATCGCCGCCTGCGGGCTGGGGGCGCGAACGCGCAGGACTGTGTTCCCGCGCGTCACCCACCATTCTGCCTTGCCCTTGTACTCCCCGGCGCAGACGGTGTCCTCCTGCCGGCGGAAGCCGCCCGCCTGATACCCGGCGATCATTCCGTCCACCATACCGTCGCCTCCCGTGCGCCCAGCTTCAGCGCCTCCTCGTGCGTCGCAACAGCCAGATCGACGTGCCCGCCCAGCACGGCGCTGCCCGTATCCTCCGCGATGTAGCTGTGCAGGATACCGTCCCCATAATCGACATAAATCTCCGCCCCCAGCGGGATCACGTTGGGATCGACCGCCGCCGACCGCCCCGCCGTCACGTCCGTGCCCGTCGCGGTCTTTCCCGTCCCGCCGCCGCAGATGTGCGGACGCTTTTCGCAGCAGTAATATGTAATGGTGCAGTTATGGACCACGCCGTCAAACCCGCGCAGCTCGTCCAGATCGTTCCGCCCCGTCTCCGGGTATTCATTTTCCAGCGGCACGATCTCATACTCCAGCTCCCGCGCGCCCCCGCCCGCTCCTGTAGGGGCGGACGCCTCTGTCCGCCCGTCGGCTTCCCCCTTGAGGGGGAAGCTGTCAGCCGTAGGCTGACTGATGAGGGTGGCGTTCTCGTCTCTGAGCTGCTTCGCGTTTGCCGCCGCCCGCGCCGTCCCCAGCACCAGCAGCTCAAGCACCGCCAGCGCCAGCACCACCATCAGCACAAACTCGCCGACCACCCGCAGCGTCTCACGTCTCTTTCCCATCGTTCTCTCCTTTACTCCACGATCGCCAGCAGCAGCCTCCGCAGCTCGTCCGTCCCCGTCTCCGGGGCGATCAGCCCCACCAGCATAAACCCCGCCTTCGCCGCGATCATCTCCCGGCATCCCGCCGGAGCGCGCAGCGTCAGCTCCACGTTTTCATATTCCGCAAGGATCGGCGCGAGCAGCGCCCTGTCTGCCCAGCGTACCCCGACGCCCGGCACGACCAGCGGCATTAGCTCCCGACCCATGTAGTTCACGCTCACGCTCTGCCGCACAGCAGCTTTTTCTCCGTCTGCCGTATCCAAAAAGCAGATAGAGGGCGGCGCTTCCCGCTCCCGAATGCGCATGGCGTCCTTCTGCTTGTCGTTCAGCTCCAGCAGGCTCGGCAGATTCTCCGCCCGCAAATGCGGCAGCCCATCCACCGGGTACAGCGCCCGCCCGTCCGTGATCCACTGCTGCACGCACCCGGAGCGATCTGTGTAGTTCACCAGCTCTGCCCAGCCCTCCTGCTTGCAGAGCTGCGCGATCTTCTTGATCTTCATTCCTCTCCGCGCTCCTTCCGCAGTGTCCCGACGTCGATCGCCACCGCCGTCGAAGCCGCCACGATCTGATCCGCGATCTCGCACCCCTTCTCCCCGATCACCGGGCGCATCGCCTGCGCGATCATCTGCATCGCCGCCACAAAGATCGGCAGATCGTCCCACATCGTCGCGTTGACCATCGCATTCAGAAATGCTCCATAGTGCGCAAGCCCCGCCTGCATCGCTTTGGCGGCAGCTTCGCGATCCTTCGCCTTGCAAATTCTCTCCGCGTAACTCATCATGTTTTCTCCTTTCACCACGGGTAGCTGATCGCATCCCGTACACTTTCAATGGGTACAGACAGATTCCGCAGCAGCCTCAGCGCCTTGTCCATGTACGCCGTCGGCTTGTCGAATACGCGGTAAAGCGTCTGCTGGCAGCACCCGGCGTATTCACACGCCTTGCTGATCGGCACGTTCTGCGCCGCGATCTCCCCGCGTATCATGCACCGCAGCTTGTAGTCCGTCCCGCGCTCCACGCGCTGCTTCGGCATTTCCGTCTCTCCCCCCCCCTCACCAATTCACACACAATTCAAAGTCCGTGACCTCGAACCCATCCGCACCATCCCCGGCTTCCCGCCCATAGGCTTCCCCCTTGAGGGGGAAGCTGTCAGCCGCAGGCTGACTGATGAGGGTGGAGTTCTCGTCTCCGAGCTGCCCCGCGTTTCCGCCCTCGTCCAGATAGTTCCTCCCGAACTCCCGCACAAAGTCCGCAGTGCTCCATCCCATCCTCTCCATCGCCATCCGCTGCCCGTATTCGTGCAGCGCCTGCGCCGTTTCGCGGCAGCGGTGTGCCGCCCGCTTACCGCTGATGTGGCAGCTCCCGTGGCAAAGATCCACCACCAGCCCGAGCTTTTCGCTCTTCCGCCGGTTCGCCCCGCCAAAAATGTGGTGACGATCCAACGGCTCATCCGTCCCGTTCTTCCCGCACAGCCAGCACGTCCGCATTCATCTCACTCCTTCTTCTCGCCCGCCATGGCGACCATGCCCTGCGCAAAGATCAAAACCTTCTCCCGCGCGTCCTGCGGCAGCTTGTCCAGCTCCCGCGTCAGGCTCTCCGCCTGCTTCTTCTGTTCCTCTGACATCCTTTTCACCTCGTTTGCCTTTCGTAGCTCAGAACTTTTTTGTTATTCATTTCATCCCTCGGCTATACGTTATCATAACTCAGCATCGTTGTCAAGCACATTTTTATTTCTAGGCTATACTTTTTGTTGACTTTCATCGCCTCGCGTGTTAATGTAGTGCCAGAAAGGTGGTGATCCCGATGGGCACGATCAGTGAGCGCATCGCATTTCTTATTAAAGACCAGCATGAAACGCGTACCTCGTTCGCGGAGAAAATCAACTTGAGCCAGCCGTTTGTTTCCGGCTTGTGCTCTGGCGCGAAGCAGCCCAGCGACCGCACGATCTCGGACATCTGCCGTGTGTTCGGTGTCTCGGTTGCTTGGCTTACAGATGGCGTCGGCGAGATGTATGTCCGCCGCAGCGCCAATGAAGAGCTGGCGATCCTCGTCAACGATCTCATGTCCGATGCCGACGAATCCTTCCGCAAGCGGTTCGTTTCCCTCCTGCTTGCTCTCCCGCCGGAAAGCTGGGCAGCGATCGAGGATTTTGCGAAAAAATTGCAAAAAAACACCGTGGACGATTAACTCGTCCACGGTGTTTCTCTTTTCACCAAAATTCCGTAGCAAAATTTGTTTACTTTTATGCTCCCCGTTATCTGCTCCCCGTGGTAAACTTTTTATATACTTTTTTAATGAGGTTTCACCATGGATTTTTTGACAGATTTCCTTCTGTATTTTTTTATCTCGTTTTGTTGCTACTTACTCGGTGCATTGTCACGTGAGCTTGGCACATTATGCCGCCGCGCATTCTTTGTTTCTCTGTATGACTGTTTATCCATCGCCTTTCTATTTCTCGGCTTTATCGTCTCTGTTCCCGTGTATCTCCTAACTTCCTGTGAATGCCGACGCGCTTCTGCCCAGGCTGAAAAGCGTTCGCAAGCGGAGGTGCATCGTTTGCAGGCAGAAGCGCAGCACACCAAAGACCGCTTGGATGAATATGCCCGTACCGAAAAATCCACCCGCGACAAAATTTTCACTGAAGCCTACAAAATCGGCTATGATGATGGGCATAGCAGTGTCGAAGAATATGAAGTAAAAGGTGCATATCGCAACGGTTACCAAGACGGTCACTGTGAATGCTTGTACCGCTGCCGAATGCAGGCGCAGCACTACATTGCGCACTTCCAGTCTACGCCCGCCTTCGATGCCGTAAAATCCTACGACTTTTCTGCAAACCCCCGGCTCTATTCCGCCGCCTCTGAACCGATCCGCTACGCAGCCCCGTTTTCTCTTGCTGTCAAAACCTATGGGGAAGGCGGCATCGTCTACGACACCACGCTGTATTCCTGCACCTGTCCCGATTATCAGTTCCGAAAAGTCCCTTGCAAGCATATGTTTTACCTTGCTCTTGATTTTGGTCTGCTGGACACATTGGATCATGACGATCTGCGCGACGCGCTCGTAAAAATGCAGACGCAATTTTCCAAACTTCGCAAGCAGCAGGAGAAAACGACCCGCTCCATCCAGCGTCTCCATGATCTTCAGCAGAACGTCGCCAGCATCTCCGCCCCTGGCAGCTCTGCCATCGAAGTTCCCCGCAACACTGAGCTGCCTGTGCTCACCGCCAGCCAAGACCGAAAGCGCTGCAAAATGCTGTCCGATTATGAGTATAGTTCCTTGCCTCCTGCCGCACGCTATCAGCTCGCATTGGAATACGAGCTTGAGCGCAAGAAGAATCGCCCCGAAATTGGCAAAGCATTTGAGCGCTACATCGGATATTGCTGCGAGCAGCGGCAGTATGCCGTCGTATATAACGGTGCAACGGAGAAAAAGCACGACCTCGGACGCGATCTGATTGCCATCAGCCCCGACCGAAAGACCGTCTATGTGATCCAGTGCAAATACTACGCAGCCGATAAAGAAGTCCACGAGAACGCCGTTATGCAGCTTTTCGGCAGCGTTTCCATGTTTGCCGCCACATACCCCGGCGTCTCCGTTTTTGGTGTCCTGGTCTCCTCCTGCCCGCTCTCAGTAGATGCAAAAAACTGCATTGGTCACTTCAACGCCCTTCGGTATTTTGAGAACATCCACGCCGACCTGCGTCACTACCCCGTTGTGAAGTGTGCTACCTCTTCCTCTGGTGCAAAACATTTCTATTTGCCGTTTGATTCCTGCTATGATACCGTCGTCGCCGATCACTACGAATTGACCGTTTCCGCCGCAATTTCAAAAGGCTTCATTCGTGCATTGAAGCCCGCAAAACCTGCTACGTCGAATCGGCATATTTAACAAAAGCACCGCCTGTCTTTTGTGAATTTGGTGGCGTCACCGAAATGCTACCTCTGGTCTAAAGAAAACCGCCGGAGCGCTGACCTGCTCCGGCGTTCCCTTTACTTCGTCAGATTCTGTATGAACCTCCACACGATCCATACCGTATCTGCCCGCATTGTCTCCACCAGCTCCACGATCTCACGCTTCTTCTGCTCCATTGTTTTCTCCTCTCCGTATGACCCGCACTTATATGTTAGAACATACGTTCTGTATTTGCAATTGTGAATCTCTCCAAATCTCTGCGGCGGATTTTTACCCCTCCAAAAATCCGCCGCGTTTTTTGTGCATCCTGCCACTTTCGCGCTTCCAGATATTGTGTTACCCTAGGATAAAGGGGTTTCCTTGCGCTTCGTCTGTGCGCCCATCGCGCACGCAACGCTCACCCAAACTGGCGAGCCGGAGATGTATTCGATCTTAAAGCCCTGCACATTCTGTATCTCCTGCCCGTCCAGCATCACGCGCACCCGTTCGCCCTCTGCTTCCACCGTGATCCTTCTCATCTGCATATCCTCCCCGTCAGCCCGGTCTCCCGCGGCTGTTTTTTGTTCTCGTTTCCTGTACCTATATCGTACCAGCATCTTCCTGCAAATGTCCATACTCCAAATTGCGAATCGCTACCCTGATTTTGAAATACCGTAACCTGAATTGCAAATTTCTTATCCTGTTTTTAAAAACCTGTTTTGGAGGCGTATATTTTGACATCCACGGAGAAGTTGCAGCCCTATTTTGAATCGTATTCACAGAAGATCAAGCAGCGGCGAAATGAACTTGGTATGTCCTCGAAAGCGCTCGCCGCAAAGTCCGGCGTCCCGTACTCAAACATCTGCCGCGTCGATACCGGCGCGCAGGCGAACCCGCTGCTCTATAACGCCGCCGCCACGGCTGACGTTCTGGGTCTCTCGCTGGACGAGCTGTGCGGTCTTACCGTCCCCGAAAAAAATACCGATGAGCTCAAATCCCGCTGCCGAAAGCTGGAGCTCGAAAACGCCCGCCTTGCAGCCACAAGAGCCGCGCAGCAGGAGCAGATCAAGGCTGTGCATTCCCTCTGCTACGTTCTGGTCTTTTTCTGCGTGCTGCTCGCGCTGTCTCTTGTCTCCTATCTGCTCATCGATTCGCAGGTCACCGACGCCGGGATCATTCGCGGCGGTAAGCTTTCCGTCGCTGCATGGCTTTTTATTTCCCTGATCGCCGCCTCCGTCATTTCCATCGGCATCGTGATCCTGCTCATCATCCGCAAAGAACGCAGAAATTCCCCATCGTAATTCTGTTATCAATTCCCGGAGGTATCCCATGAAAGTCCCCGAACCCCGTAAGCTCCCCAGCGGTACATACTTCATCCAGCTCCGCCTCGGCGGGCAGAGCGTCCCCATCTCCGCCCCCACCCGCCGTGAGTGCATCCAGCAGGCGCAGCTCAAAAAAGCAGAGCACCGCGCCGGTCTCCGCACCACCGCGCCTAAAACTGACCAGACGCTTCGTCAGATCATGCAGGCATACATTGATGCGCTTCCGCCCGATACATCCCCTTCGACGGTGCGCGGCTACTACATCATTATGGACAATCGTTTCCCATCTGTAATCGATACGCCCGTCTCACGCATTGACTGGTCGTCTGTGATGGAGGCGCTGACCGCCAAATATTCGCACAAAACCCTCAAAAACACATGGGGTTTTCTCACCTCCTGCCTTCGTTCCGCCGGTGTCCCTACCCCAGATGCCAACGTCCCCAAGCAGAAAAAGCAATCCCCTATGCCGCACTTTCTTGAACCCGAACAGATTTTGCAAGTGCTTCCGCTCCTGCGCGGAAAAAAATACGAGATTCCCGCGCTGCTTGCCCTGCACTCTCTCCGTCGGTCCGAGATCATGGCGCTCGACTATTCCGACATTGATCTCAAAAAGAATACGATAACCGTCCACGGCGCGCTCGTACCTGATAAAAACAATGACCTCGTATACCGGGACGAAAACAAGACGCTGTCCAGCCAGCGTGTCATTCCCATTATGATCCCACGTCTCGTGGAGGCGATCCGCGAGACCGGGCAAACCTCCGGGCGCATTTGGTCTAAAACCCCCCACGCTCTGTATCATACTATGGAAAGAGTTTGTGCAGAGCTGGGCATTCCAAACGTAGGCGTCCATGGCTTGCGTCACAGCTTTGCATCCCTTGCCTATCATCTTCATTTTTCCGAATTGGAGACAATGGAGATCGGCGGGTGGTCGGATCATAACACCATGCGCAAAATCTACACGCACCTTGCGCAGGCGGACCGCCTGAAAGCGCAAAACCGCATGGCGCAGTTTTATGAAAATGCTAACGAAAATGCTAACGAAAAATAAATCCCCTGTATTTTCAACGTGTTTACGGCTGCTCAATCAGGGTTCGAATCCCTCATCCCCTGCCATAGCACGAAAAACCAGCAATCCGTTGCGATTGCTGGTTTTTCCTTATATGTCAATGTTTTCCCAGCTTTTTAGCATTATGTTTTCTCATAAAATACTCTGCATTCGCACCCGCAAAAATGCTAACGCAGAATACAAAATGCTAACGAAAATGCTAACGCCCAGCAGCCACGCACCGATAATATGCCGCGATTTTCTTCTCCGCACCGCCGCCGTCGCAATCCATCAAAAACGCCTTTGCCATCTTTGCGTAATAGTCCGGGCGATCCACGCCGTACTCGCGCGCGACCGCGCAATAGTCCGAGTAGATCATGTTCATCGCCGCGTACCACGCCGACGTGCCCAGCGCCTGCGCATCCACGCCGACGCTCCGCGCCGCCGCTGTCGTCTGCTCCTGCGTCCAGTGCTCGCCCGTGCTGCCGTCCTCGTTTTCCATTTCGGATACCCACGCCCGCGCGTCCGCCTCCGTAAAGGTCTCCGAGTGCTCGCTGTGCAGCGCGTCCAAGCTGCACAGCAGCCCCGCGATGACGCCTGCCTCCTCGATATGTCCGAGCGTCATCGGCTCGTCGATGAGCTTGTGCAGCCGCTCGTGGAGCTTGCGCTTGTACTCGCATTTTTCCATCACATTTCCTCCTGCACCATGCTGTACAGCCTGTCCAAGTCGTTCACGTCAAACCGCAGCTCCCCAATAATGGGGATGTTGACCGGCAGCTTCTTGCCGTCCAGCTTCGGACGTGCGACGCTGTACAGCTTTTCCACGTCCACGTTGCCGCTCTCATCCATCACGCCCATCATCTGCACCACGGGATGCTCCCGCAGCGCAAGGAGCTTGTCCCTGCCGCCCTCCATCACAAGTGCCAGCATGATTCCCGCTCCGATGCCCTTGCCGGTCGGCAGGCGGGGTAAAATCTCATTGTCCGCAAAGCGCGTCACCGCGCTCATGATCTGGTCGATCGTCGCCATACTCTACCTCCGTTTCGTGCGGGGCGGCTTGTGCCGCCCCTTTTGTGTGTCAGTTGCCGCAGCACCCGCCGCACTTGGGAAGCGGGTTGTAGAGCGACTGCGCCGTTGTGCCCGTGCCGGTGGTAACGTCTGCGACCATCTTCGGGTAAAACGTCGCGTTTGCATAGGTGACAATGCTGTTGTCAGCGCAGCAGCGGCGCTCTGCCTCCATCTTGATCTTCTCGTTCAGACGCTCCTCCACGCAGGCGATGTCCTGCCGCGCCAGCGTGAAGCTGTCCTCGGTCTTCTGGTTGTGCACCGCCTGTGCCGCCAGCCCATTGCGCACGTCCTTGAGCTGCCCGTCGATGTACGCATACACCTCCAGCATCTTCTGATCGTTGTAGGTGTTGGCTTTCAGCAGCGCGATCTCGCTGTCCTTCGCCGCCAGCTTCCCTTCCCGGTCCAGCTCGTACCGTGTCACCGGCGTGTTCTCGCTGCAGCCACCGTTCTGCCAGCCGCCAAACAGATTGCCAAGACCCCCGTTCAGAACACCCAGCCCCGTGCCGATTGCGCCCAGCGTGACGCCCAGGTTGCCCTTGCCATTGCTTGCATACTCCATTGCTCATACCTCCTTTTGTGTAGTAAGCCGTTCGGCTTCTACCGTCAGTATGCGCTTTTCCTTTTTTCGATGTGCCTCACTTGTGCATCACCTCCGCTCAAAAAAAGACCGTGCATTTCTGCACGGTCTTTTCTCTGTTCAGTTCAGCAGTCTCGACGTTCTCTGCATCCTTCTCAAGATGTCCGGCAGCCGCCTTTGCACCGTCGCGCGCCCCAGATACAGTTCCGTCGCCACATCCACCTGCGGCAGCTTGTCCACATAATAGAGCCTTGCGATCTGCGTATCCTCTCTGCCAAGATTCGCCTCGCGGATCACGGTCTCCATGCCCTGCCGGGTCATGCGCTCCAGCTCCGGCGGCATCGTAATTCTGGCGCGTGGCGACATCCCATCACTTCCTTTTCAGCGTCGCAATATTCCCCTGAAAGCCGACCTCCAGATCCAACGCCTTTGCAACGTCTCGAATCTTCACATAGTTCGTGCCGTTCTTGAGGATGCGGTTGACCTCGACCTTCTTTCCATCGACGATCATATAGCTCTTTTCGACCACCTCGCCCACCTCCTCTACCTGTCTGCGGAATTTTGCCAGCCCGTCATTCCCGACCCAGTACGCCGGGCACTTCTTGCCCATCACATCATAGTGCCGGATGATGTGGTCATACGGGATGCCGTACTGCTTGCAAAGCTGGTACACCAGCTCCGCCGCGTTTGCGATGGTCTTGTCTGTCGCCATCACGCGCCCGTCCCGCTTCGCGTCGCACAGCTCCACGCCGATAGAATTTGCATTCCGGCAATAGGGATGCTTATACGTCCGCGCCCCGCAGTGATAGGCAACGTAGTCATCCGGCACGCTGCGCGTGATGGAATCGTCGTCCACAAAATAGTGCGCCGATGCGACGGGATTCAGCGGGTTTTGAAAATACCGAGCATTGCTCTCGTCAGAATCCCCATCGTTGGCGGTGTAGTGCATGACGATCCACTCGATCGTCTGCGTGCGCTTCCCGCCGTAATTGCTGCGGTGCGCGAGCTGCGTTTTGATCTGCACCATAGCCTCACCCCCGCATCAGGAGAAACAGCATCGCACAGGCTGCGGCAAAGCACGCGATCCCCAGCCACATCATGTCTGCGTCCCTCCGTCCTTGTCCACGGCGTCCTGCATCTTCTGGCTCTGCGTGCCGAAGTAGAACGCGATGATGACCGCATAGATGGTCATGAAGTCTTGCGAGATCTTCCCGACGATCGCCATGTACGCAAACACACCCGTCAGCACCAGCGTCACCATCGACTTGACGCTCAGAAGATTCCCGATCCGCTTTTTGATCTGTTCCATTTAATTTTCCTCCTCTACATCCTGTTTTTTTGCAAAAATGCGCTTAAACGCCAGCGAGATCAGCTCCACGCCAAACGCGCCGCCTGCGTAGACGAGCACGTCGCTGACATCCGTCGCGCCCCATTTGATGATTGCATACGTTTTTGCAGCGACCGCCCAGATGAGCACCAGCGTCAGCACCCGCAGGCAGTACAGCACGATCGTGCGCGCCATCTCCCCCTTGCGCCAGCGGCGCTTGTTGCGGATCACGTCACGACCTCCCACTCGTCCACCTCGTGCTTGATCTTGTCGATGAAGCTGTTGCCGCCCAGCGCCTTATATGCATTATACAGGTGCATGAAATTCTCCAGCTCGTACTGCCGGATTTTATTTTCATCCTTGTGCTTGTAGTATGTGTGCAGCATATCCGATCGGAGCAGACACCGCACGCCTGCCTTGGAAGCCGTCACACCAAGCACTCGCTCTCGCAGCGGCTTGATGAGCGCCACCAGCAGCGCCACCACCGCCATCACGCGCGTGCAAATGTCGGCGATCACCTTTAGCGTTTCCATCTCATTCCTCCTCTCTTACTCGATCAATGTAAAATACAGCCCCGCCATCTCATGCGGCAGATACTCCAGCATGACCGTCCCTGTGCTCTCCTGTCCCGTCGCACCGCAGAGGTACAGCCCACCGTCCTCCGGGTCGATGTAGTACTGCCCGTAAACATACTCCATGCCGCGCTCGGCAGGTATCTGCTCAACGCTGCTCACATCCGGCTTGTCCGTCTCCGTGTAGGTATACGTCGCGTCCGCAACATCAATTGCCTCGGAGTATTCCGCGCCGGTCTCCACCTGCCGGATGAGGTAGCCCGCATCCGAATACGTCCGCCACAGCTCCACGCCGTCACTGCGCGTTTTGTAGTGTTCTCTGATTATCATTTAATTTGCACTCCCTCCACCTTGCGCGATACCCACAATATGATCCGCATATGTCGCCCAGTTGGTCGCCGCTTTCCATTCATCCACAAGCCTAGCCGGAACTTGGATTTCACAATTTGCATTGATGTTTGTGAACGCGTTGGCGTTCGCCAATGTCGGCACAGCGGCGCAGTGGGTGAAGTTGTACCAAAGAACGCCTTGACAGTTTGCAAAGGCGCTTGCACCAACGCTCGTGATGCCTGCCGGAAAGTCTATCCTGATGAGGGAATAGCAGGTCGAGGCGAAGTTGTTCGGAATTGTCGTGATTCCGTTTCCGATAACAAGTTTTTGTGCCGTCATGCAGGTATCGAAGGTATAGTCGGATAGGCTCGTCACCGCATCGGGGATGATGATCTCGTCGATGCTCTGGCAATTTGTCATCGCATATCTTAAGATTTCGGTGACACTGCTCGGGAAGGTGATATGCGGCAGTGAGTTGCTGTTGCGGAGCAAAAATCCGCCGATCTTTGTTACCCCGTTAGGGATGGAGATCGTCCGCAAACTATAGTTTGCGTAAAAGGACGACGCCTCGCTGATCGTGCAGCCCTTCGGCACGATGAATGCCTTGAGCGAACCACATGATTCAAACGTATTTGCGCCGACACTGGTCACGCTAGTCGGAACGGTAATCGTTCTAAGCTGCCCGCACTGGATGAAACCATATGTGCCGAGCCTGCTGACGTTCTTTCCAATCTCCACTCGTTTGAGTACGCTCATGACGGCGCGCTTTGCCGTACCATACGGGCCGAGCACATTGCGTACAGATGCGTTTCTGCCGAGCGTCAGCGTGCAGCCGTCTGCCACCGCAAGCGTGATGATGTGATCGCCTGCCGTAAACTGGTGCGTGGTCTGAATCTCGCCCGTACCGGCAAAGGTCTGTGGCGCGCTGCCGTCCCCCCAATCCACGGTCACGCCGTTTGCAACGGTCTGCAAAAAGCAAAGCGGAATAGTCCCTGTGCTCACCACGTCCGGGATGGTGATGTACAGCCTTGTTTTTCCGTCATCCGTGATGTAGTTCAGCCCGACTTGCACCTTGCGATTGAGCGATTTGATCTCCGCAAGCGTCCAGTTCCAGCCCTGACAGGTCAGCCCCGTGCGTGTCGGCAGGTCCGGCAGCGCCGTCTTGCCCGCCAGCTCGTCCAAAGACCACGCATATAGTAATGTCCCGTCATAATCGTAAAAGTTGATGTCCGCCTCCGCAGGCGGCTCAGATGGCGTGCCGCCAGTCTGAATGTTCTCGATCGCCGCCACAAACCCGTCAGGGTAGATAAGTTGCTCGGATGTGCCGCCCTTCGCGCGAATGGCATTTGCGACCTTTGTCAGGTCAGTGTTGTCGGTCAGATATTCAATGATGGGGGAAGGTTCAGGTGCTGCCATCAGAATGCACCTCCATTCGCATTATCGACCGCAGCCGCCGCCCACGCGCCGCTTACCACCCGCAGGAATTTCCCGTTGTCGGCGGCGGTCACATCCGGCAGAAACGGCACATCTGCCGCAAGGTCGGCTTTGGCGACCTTGGACTTAAATGCCAGGCTGCCGAGGTCGGCGAGCCACTTTGCGATTTTCCCGAACAGCACCGAGAGTTTTTCGCCCGTCGCGATATTCGTCCGTGAATCCGCCGCCGTGAATGCCGCCGTCACGTTCGACCCGTTGCCGGTGGGCGATAGTTTTTTGCTTGCTGTCAAAACCGCACTTCTTGCATACTTCTCCGCCGCCGCCGCTGTCGACGCCGCAGCAGTTGCCGCATCCATCGCCGCGCCCGCCTGTTCGTCCGCATACGCAAAAATGTCCTGCGCCTTGCCCTGCGGGTCGTACACCGCAGCGGTCATATCACCGCCGCTGCCAGCGCCGCCATCCTCACCGTCCAGAATCTCAAAGCTGTGCTCGCCTGTCGCGTCCGTCACCGTCACGGTCGTCACCTTGCCGCTCTTGGACGTCGTGATCGTCGGGGACACGCCGTTTTCTCCTGGCGCACCGTCCGCGCCGGGGTCGCCTTTATCACCCTTCGCGCCGGGGTCACCCTTTGCGCCGGGGTCGCCTTTATCGCCCTTTTCTCCGGGATCACCCTTTGAACCGGGGTCGCCGGTGTCGCCTTTGTCACCCTTTGCGCCCGGCGCACCGTCCGCGCCGTTGGTTACCTCAAAATCAGCCGTCGTGCCGTCCGTAAAAGTGATCGTGTAGGTATCCGTCGTGCCCGCCGCGTGCGTGCCGCTCTTGAGCGTGATGGACGTGATCCCGCGCCCGTCTGCGCCCTTGTCACCCTTGCTCCCCTTGATGTTGCACACTCTGACCCATTCCGGCACGCCGGTGCTCGCGTTTGCACGAAATTGCCACACATCCGCCGTGGACGTATCGAGATACAAATCGGTCTCGTCCGCTGCGACAACGCCTTGCGGTCTCCCGCTCCCGACGTGCCACACGCTGCCGTGCTCACCGACCATCGAACAGATACGCGACCATGACGCGACCCCGTCGGACACCTCTGTGCAGATCGCCACGTCTCCCGGATAAAACGGACCGTTGCGGTACTTGACGATCCAGAGGTCATTGACCAGTACCGTATTGCCCATCTGATCCGGCATCCTATCCGTGTACCAGATACGATTCCCTCGCTCGCCGGCGTCGCCTTTGTCACCCTTCGCGCCCGGCGCACCAGTCTCGCCCTGAGCGCCCGTGTCGCCCTTGTCTCCCTTTTCTCCCGGAGGTCCTACCGCGCTGCCAAGATCCAGCACAGTATTGTCCGTCAGCGTCAGCAGCAGGTGTCCGTTCTCGTCGATCTCCGCCGCCTTCACCCCGCGCGAAACATACCCGTTGAGCAGCGGCTTGAGCGCCCCGTTTTCCACATTCCCCGCGAGCGTCGGCGTCAGCTCTCCGTTCTGGATATACCCGTTGAGCTTCAGCACCACCTCCGGCGGAAATTCATATCTCACGCCCCATCACTCCCCTCACTGTACCAGGCACTTATTCCCCTTTGCCAGCGTCGTTTTCCTCGCGCCAGCCTCGTCCGTGTATTCATACTCCACGTCGTAGGTATAGTCCCCCTCCGGGAACAGTGCCGTGGTCGCCTTGTCAAACGCCAGCGTGATCGTGTCCCCGCTGATCGTCGGTGAAAACTCCTTCACAAGCACCATCTTTGCATCATAAAATCGTACCGTCACCGCATCGCCGGTTTTCAAATGCACCTGCTCGCCGTCCTGATCCATCAGTCCGATCTCCAAGACAATGCGAAATACATTTCCCTCATACCAGCACAGCGTCCCAAACTCAAATCGGGGCGACGGCTTTGCCGCCGGAATATCCATACTCATCACCTCCTCCCTATTGTATCAGCCTCCGGCGGCAAATCTCTAGTGCACTACTGTGCCCATTCGTCGATTTTTTCCAGAGCCTTTTTGCGATCCTTTCCCAGCATTGCATACACCGTCGCCAGATGTGCCCGCAGATCAATGCGCTCCCGCTCGCTCGCCTCCCGGAAGTCCTGCCGGCACAGTGCCGTGATCGCCTGGCTGATCTCGCCGTTTGTGTAGCCTGCCTTCTTCAGCTCCCGCACCACCTGTGTCACATTCTTCCCGGTCATCGCCGCCTCGCGCAGGCTCTTACCCTGCTCCGTCCACGGCTCAAAGCCCGTCAGCTTGTAGCTTTCTCCGGCAATGGCGTCCTTCTGCTCCGGCGTAAAGTCGTAGCTGTCCAATAAATCGTACAGCTCCGACTTTTTGCTCCCGCTCACCGTGTTCCCCTCTGCGTCCTTCCAGCCGTCCGCGCCCGGCAGCGCCTGCCGGTACTCCAGATACGCGCCCACGTCCGCGTTCTCGTTCAGAAGCCTTTGGAGCATTGCCTGCTCCTTTTCGCTCGCGATCACATTGTAGTAATACATCGCCTTTGCCTCGTCTGCGATGTCGTATGCGTTCAGCGCCGCCAGCTTCGCTTCCCTCTCGCTTGCGCCCTCCGGCACGTCCACGTCCTTCATCGCCTGGATGAGCTTCCACGCCTCGCGCTGCTTCACGTCTGCCGCGCTCATCGCGAGGTACGCGTTCGTCTCCTTCATATTCAGATTTGAAAAATCGTTGTCCACCCACTTCTTTGCCTCGCTCGTCGCGGTCTTCCCGGCGATGCTTACCTTGATCGTGTTGAGGATCTTGTCTCCCGTCGTTTCGTTGAACACCGGGTACTGCATGAGCAGCTCGCCGTCCTTGTTTTTCTTAAAGCTCCCGCCCTGCACCACGGCGTAAATGCCCTGCGCCGTTTTCTTTACCGCACCGCCGCCAAGCGGAGCAAACAGATACGTTACGGGCTTTGCTACCTCTGCCCCGATCTTCTCCCACCGAACGTCGTTTGCCATGTCCTTGTCCGTTGCAGCGTTGATGATGGTCAGAACATTCGGGATAGCCTGCGTCACGGGCAGCCGTCCGCCGTCCAGATCGTCTGTAACGAGTGCCAGCACCTGCGTCCCCGGCACATCGTCCAGTATCGCCTCGCCCAGCCCCGTCAGCGCAGCACTCAGCCGCTTCTTGTTGGTCGTCTCGATCCACTCTCCGTCCCGTCCGTGAATAAATTCCTCCGTCGCTGCGTCAAAGATATTACCCAGCCGCTTCCCGGTCGTATCACCCACAAAGTCGTTTGCCATGTTGATCGGGTCTGGCAGCACACGCCCGCCGAATATGCTCTCGAACGCTTCATTGAACAGCCACGCATAAATGCAGTATTTCAGCAGCCTCCATGCGTATTCCGCCACAAATCTGCTATTGCTCCAGTCTGGATGATCCTTGCTCATGTAATAGGCTGTGTCCTTGAACACGTTGCGCGGCAGGTTGTTCACCTCAAGCTGGAACTGCGTCAGCATCTTTGTAAACGGGTTCTTTGATTCGTAGCGCGTCGGCATTTCGCCCTTGCTGCGTGCCGCCATCACGTCCGCCGCGTACTGGTCCGCCTCGTCCATCGCATCGACCTCGTTCAGCCCCCGCCGCAGGTTGTCGTTATAGCGCACGCGCACGACTGCCTCAGCCGTGAAGTTGTCCACAACGTTCATTACCGCCCCGGCTGCGTCGCTGATTTTCCCCATGCGTCCATTTACAAGCGGATCGCTGCCCCGTCGGTTCGTCAGGAACGCGCTGCGCTCCACGATCCCGTCCCGGTCTCTCACGTTTCGGACTGTCTGCCACATCGCCGCGAACGTCTGCAAGCCGCCGTGCTGCATTGCTGTCTGCACCAGCGGTGCAAAGTTCGTCGCCGCTGACCTCAGGTTGAGCGCGACCATATTCGCGCCGACCCGACCGATGGTTTTCTGCATCACATTGTAGATTTTTCGTCCGTGGTCTCGCTCCATGTCCCGGTCTGTCCGGCTCTTCTTGCCCGCCAAAAGGTTTGTGTACTCCTCCAGTTCGTTCACATACCCGCTCAGTTGGAACTTTGCCTTCTCCAGAATTTCCTCGACCTTCTTGTCCCGCTCATACTGGCTCAACTCCGTGTCGGCTCGTATTGCATCGACCTGCTGCTGAACGCCCTCCGATGACGCCATATAGCGTATCTCCGATGCCAGCGCCCGCAGTCTCTGGATATTGTCCGTCTGATAGATCACGCTCGCCGCGCCCTCTATGTATCGGTCAAAGCCTTCCACCGCGTCATACGCTGTGTTGAAGCCCAGGCGTTCCTCTGCGTTGCCGAAATACTTGATGCCCGGTCGGAACATATACGTCCTGCCCGCGATCGTAGTCGGCAGCTCCGTCACATCCCCGTTCACACCCAAAGCGTTTGCCACCATTGCCAGAATGCCGTCCGTCTGCCCCGGCTGGAAGTGCGGGAAGTATCCGCTTCTTCTCGGCACTGGCTCGTAGCCGTTTTCAATGCGCTTTCGGTTCATGGCTTCCAGCGTTTCGTCGTAGATTTTTCGGAACTCCGCCACGGCGCTTTCGATCTTCGTCTTGTCAAGGCTCGGACTTGTTTTCCACAGCTCGCGTACCACGGCTTCCCACTCGGCAAGCGTCTTTCCATCCCGCTTTGCATCCATCGGCTTCTTCTTGAGCATTTCGATGTTGTTCATCGCCTCGCCGTAGAGCTGCACCGCGTGCGCCTCGCTCACAAGGTCGCCCGTCCGCTTCTCGCGGCTCATATTCATTGCCTTCACGCGCCCGCGCATCTCGTTCTTAAACCGCGTCGCCTTCGCCTCGTCCCGGCGTACCTGTGCAAAGTAGTCGTTGTTGATACGCTCCGCATCCTCCCGTGCGAACACATCCCGCGTGTTGCGCGTCATCGTTTCCCGCTGCAGGAAGAAGCCCTTCTTGTCCTTCGTGCTCTCGATATTCGTCAGGTGCTCACGGGCATACTCGCGGTTCTTCTCCCGCGCGCTTCTCCGCCAGCGCTCCATCGGCACACGCAGTGCGTCGTAGTCCGACTTTGCCTGATATACATCCAGAATGCTTCGCGCGTTGTCCATATCCTGCACAGCCTCCGGCGCAATCTCGCCGCGCAGCAGCCGCCACACGACCCTCTCGTCCTCGTCGGTCAGCAGGTTTCTGTTCTTCACCCGCTCGTAGTTCTTCCGCGCCTTGCGCAGGTCCTCTCCCAGCTTCAGCGCTTCCTCTTCGCTCTGCGGGGTGTACTGCATCACCTTTCTGCGCTCCGCCGCCTCAACGTATCGGCGCACCGTCCGCATCACCGACGTCATATTCTCTACTGAACGTTCAAAGTCATTCTTCGCCCACCGCTTATAGTCCCCGCCGTCGCCCTTGTGCGCCTCGTCCAGCGTCTGCTTCGTGATCTGGATCTTGTTCGCCACCTCGATCATGCGCATCAGCTGATCCGCCGGGTTCATGATTGCCTCCGGGAACAGCCCCGGCGCTTCGTCGTGGAGTTCTCCGTACAGCGTGTCGATGCCGATGCCCTCGTTGTTGAGTAATATCCTCCCGCGCACCGCCCGCCGGAACTGCTCAAGGTCTGCAAACTCCGCCCGCACCTCCGGCGTCACCCGGATGCCCGTCTTGAGCAGCTTGACCTTGATATGCTTGAACGTGTCGTAGAACTCGCGGTCCTCCTCAATGCCAGCGTCGTAGGCGTCCTCAAAGCTCTCGTTGATCGTCTCCTGCGCGATCTTGCCGGTTTTCAGGAACTCGTTCATCATGCCCTGCACGGCAGGCTTCAGCACCTCGCGCTTTGCCTTGCCCGGAATGCTCATCGCGTTCGCCGCCTGCCGCACCGCGCTGTTCACCGCCTGATCCACAAACGCCCGCGCCTTCCCCGGCAGCTTGTCGTAGCTGTACACCTTCGGCTTCTCTCCCGTCTCCGAAGCCTCCCCTTGGTGACCAAGGGGAGGTGGCGCGGAGCGACGGAGGGGATCAGAGCTTCCCCCGTTCTGCTCTTCCGCCACGTTTGCTTCCGCGTTTGCATCCCGCGTCTCCGGCGAATATTTCCCCTTGACATTTTCCTCTACACTCTGTACAATGTCCCCAAGTCGATAGTTTTCTGCGCGCCCGGCCTTGTAGCCAAAACCGTTCAGAAAGCTGTCGGCTTTTTTGTCGTCGTAGATCCGCAGTTCCTTTCCCTCTTTGATCTGATTCGCGATCCACTCTTTCGGATTGTCCAGACCGTAAATGCTCTTGATACGCGTTACCGTTTCACCGTCAAGCTCTGCGTCTTTCAGTACACCCACCAGCAGCGGCTTTCCGTCCCCGTCGATCTCATCGGTCAGCACCCCTACAGAGTTTCCGATCTCAAAGCTCAAGACCGGCTGCTGCATGATGGATTCCAGATTGTTGAACACACGCTGCGGCACATTGTGCTTTTCGCTCTTTGACTTCTTGTAGGTCGTCTGCGACATCACGAGCGGCTGCCCGGTGATACCGAGCGCATCATATTCCCTCGCCAGTGTTCCGAAATAGAACTCGTCATGCTTGGTCAGTCCATTCGCGCGATACTGCTTGAATTGCTCCTTTACGCTTTCTCCGCGTGTATTGTTGATACTGTACGCCTCCGGCGGACCTCTGGTCTGTGCCGGTTTTTTTGTGCGCTGGCTCGCCGCGCGGTCTGCTTCTGTGCGCACGCGCTCCTGGAGCTTGTCCGCGCCCAAGCCCATGCGGTTGATCCCCGCGTAGGCGTCGCACACGATCTCGTCCAGATACGCGCTCATGTCCTCGCCTGTGTAGCAGCCCTCGTATGCCTCGCAGTATTTCCGCGCCAGCTTATCCCGCTGCTCCCGCGAAAGCCCCAGCGCGTCGATCAGGCGCTCCCGCAGCCCCGGTTCTGCTTCCAGCCGCAGGTGCATCGCCTCGTGCTCGGCGGTCTTGATAACGCCGTCCTTCGCGTCGATGGTGAGCCATACGGTCGTTCCCTGTGTAACGCCCTGTACGCTCATCTCTCTGCCGCCTGCGGTCCTGATCCTGATCGACCCGCTCACAAGACGCACGTCGTCCGCGCCCGCATCGGTAAGGATTTGCTTCGCCTGCTTGAGGGCGGGATATTCCTGCACCGTCTCCTCCGGCACGCGGTAGAACATTTTCTGATCCGAGCCGTTTTCGATCCCGTCCGCCTTTGGGCTTAACCGTTCCGCTTTCGCAGTGCCGAGGACACTTTGGATTCTAAGGCTTTCCTTGACGCCGAATCCGCCTGCGGATTCTTTCTCTGCTCCTCCTGCGCCTCTGCCCACGCGTCCAGACGGCTCATCGGAATCCATACCTGCATCCCGTTCGCCGCCGTTACCAATACCCGCTGTTCCATTTTCTTCTCCTTTCCGCCTGCCTTCCTTGTAGGCTTCCTGCAATACCTCGTCCGCAATGCCCCTCTGAGAATCCTCCCGCTTGAATTTCCAGCCGAACCGTCCCTTCCCGTAGGCGACACGCACCGCCTCTGCATACGTCGGGATGTCCATCTGCACGCGGTCGTTTGCATCAAAATACCCGGAGATAAAGTATTGCGTCATCGCAAAGCCGTATTCGCGCTGCTTTGCGATCCGCTCCAGCTCCGCCGCGTCCTGCTCCTCTGCCGCTCTCCTTGCCGCAAGCTCGGCGGCGCTCTCCTGCGCCTGTGCGGACTGCTCTGTCTCGCGCAGCTCCTTGTCGGATAGGGTCTGCGTCTCGCGTCCCATCTCCTTCTGCTGCCGCTCGTTCTCCAGCCGCGCCCGCGCAACGTTCGCCACGTCCTGCATATCCCGCTCCTTCGCTTCCAGATATGCCTCGTCCTGCGCGATCTGCTCCCGCAGCTCCTGCACCCGCGCATTTATGGCTTCCCCTTTGGGGGAAGCTGTCGGCGCAGCCGACTGATGAGGGGCAGCGTTGTCGGCTGCAGCCGTTACCGCGTTTGCTTCCAGCCCCCGCAGCTCCGCCGTCCGCGCATCGTACTCCTTTAGCCGAGCCTTATACTCGCGCAGCGTGTCCCCGACCTTGCCGAGCAGCTTGTCGCCCTTCACGCGCCCGCGTACATCCTCCTGCCCCGCCTGCCGCAAGACCGTCCGCACCTCCGGCTCGTTGTTTGCACTCTCCAAAGCCTCCCCTTGGTGACCAAGGGGAGGTGGCGCGGAGCGCCGGAAGGGATCAGAACTACCCCCGTTCTGAGCTGCCGCCACGTCTGCCTCCAGCTCCATATTGTCCGGCAGCCCGTCCCCGTCCTCGTCGATCACGTCCATATTGGACGGAATGTCGTCCTCCACGTCCATATTCTCCGGCACGTCGCTCTCGCTTGCTTCCCGCTGTACCTCCTCCACGGTCCTCTCCGCCGCGTCGCTCTCTCCGGCTTTGTCCAGCGCGTCGATCAAGCGCCCGAAATCCTGCATATCCGGCGCGCGTCCGTATGCCAGCTTGTCGCTGATCGTATCGCGCGCCGCCTGGACGTCCGCGTTTGTGCTGCCGTCCGTCTCCCGGATCAGGATCTTCGCGTACTGCTTCATGTATCGGTCCTGCCGTGCCTGTGACAGCCCGCTCACCATCCCGGCAGCATCGCCCAGCACGCCGACGAATACGCCGCCGAGGAATGACATCCCAAGGTCCTCCGCCGTCACTGACCCCTCCAGCGTCCCGTCCAGCACTAGGCTCTGGAACGTCGGCTCAAGCAGCTCCGCCACGACCTCCTCCAGACCCTCCGATACCAGCCCGAACGCCTTGCTGTCCAGCACCCGCAGGAGCGTCTTATTTTTCAGCTTCGCCGCCGCCCGGTTGATAAGACCCACGTCCTCGTCATACACCGGGTTTCCGCCGAACAGCTTTTCGGAGAATACTTCCACGGCGGCGTTCTCCAAGCCGATCAAAATCGCCTCGCCGTCCGTCGCCCCTGCATTCTTCGCATCCACCGCCGCGTTGCCGCCCGCTCTGGACGCCATGGACGTCAGGGTGGATAGATTCGTCGTCTCCTTCATCGGATTCACGCCGCTCATCCCGGCAAGCCCCGCGTCCAAAAGCATCGACCCGACCGACGGCAGGTTCTCCACCACGAACTTCCCGACGTCGCTTCTGTCCTTCGTCGCCCGCTCCATAATGCGGCTGTACTCGTCCTGCCATGCCTGCGCGCCCGACCAGTCGATGTCTGTCGCCAGCTTGTCCGCCAGAGCGTTCAGGCTGTCCCGGTACGCCTGCCCGAAAATGCCGCCCAGCACCTTGCTCTTTGCAAGGTCACGCAGCGCCCACGCCGCCGCCTTGTTGATTCCTGCTTCCGCGACCGCGTGCGTCGCCTCCTGACCGCCCAGCCACGACGCCGAGCTGCCGCTGATGAACGCATCCGCCGCCGCCTCGCCAAAGCCCACATAGTCCCCCGTGAGCTTTGGATTTTTCAGCAGCGCCCGGAAGTCCGAAAGGTCCTTGCCGGTCACGCCCATCTCGTCGAACCTCTGCCGCAGCGCGTCCTTTTCCTCCCGGTCCTCGTCAGCGTCCAGTTCAAAATAGCGCGCCACGTCCTCCCGAATGCCCAGATTGTCCAGTCTGGCGTTCTGTGCCTGATAGCGCGTCTGCTCGTCTGTGGTGGTCGTTACGCCGTTCAGATAGTTTTGATACGTCCCGTATTTCTTCTGCATGGCAGTGGAGCGGTTGAACTCCTGCTCCGTTACCTTGCCTTCCCGCTGCGCCTGTTCCTGCTTCGCTCGGCGCGCATTTTCCATCGCCTCGTCGTACCCGGCGTACACGCCGCGCAAATAGTTCTGGTAGCTGCCGTATTTCTGCTGCATCGCCGTGGAGCGGTTAAATTCCTGTTCCGATACCTTGTCCGAGGAAAACCTGCCTCGCGGCGTTGTGTCCTGCTTCTGCCCCAGCTCTGCCCGGTACTGCTCCTCCGTCGTCCCGCGCATCGCCCTGTACCGCTGCTGCGTGATGCTGTCCACCGCCGCCTTGTACTGCTCAAACGTCACCCCGCCCTGCGCCTTGTAGCGCGAGAGCGTCGGGCTGTATGTCCCCCGTGCAGCGCTTGGCTCTCCCTCTGGGATAGCTGTCCGCCCGCCGGATGTGTACGTTTTGACCCACGGCGTGCTTGTGCCCCGCCCATCCTGTTCCTTGGCGGTTTTCATGATGGCGGTCCAGTCAAAGCGCCCCGCCTGCTCTGTCTGCTGCTGTCGCTGGGTATACGGCTCTACCGCCCGGCTGCCGGAGCTGTTGCCGTAAAGCGCCTGATTGTCGCTTCTGCGCGCCCGCTCCATCACCTGCTTCCAGTTGATATTGCTTTCTGTTTTCTTCGCCATGGTATCCTCCCGTTACGAAATGATCCCGTACCGGCGCAGGAACGTCTCCGCCTGTGCCTCCGTGATCTTCCCTTCGTCCAGTGCGTCCTTGATGAGCTGCGCGCGTCCCGCGTTGCTGCGGTTCATGGAAAGCGTCTGCTGGAATCCCCGAAGCTGGTTCTCCGTGTACTGCGTGCCCACGTCCTGGAAGCGATAGCTGTTCTGCCCGGTTTTCGACATCTTGTAATAGTCCGAGGTATAGGTCTTGCCCTTGCCGGAGCTTCCAGACCCGCCCCCCGATCCGCTCGCCGCCTTCTGCGCTGCTGCATAATAGTTCTGCTCATCCTGCTGCTTTTGCAGCCAGTAGCTCCGCTCCGCCGCCCAGCGGTTGTAATCGTCCTGCGCCGCCGCCTGCGCCGCAGACTGTGCCAGCGACAGCTCGTTAAAGTAATCGCTCATCTGGTCGCGGTACTTGTTGTAATTCTGCTGCTCGCGGTCGTTAAGAAGCCCCCACTGGTCAAGCATCCTTGCGCCCTCGTCGCTGTACTGCTGATACGCCTGCCCGTACAGCTCCGGCACAACGTCATTGAGGCTCTGGAGATACGCGTCATACGTCTGCTGCCCCACGCTCTGCCCGTAGCTCGATCCGTACCCGCCCGTCAGGGCGGCAGCCTGCCCCATCGTGTCCATCATCGCCGTCCTGCCGAGATTCTGATACTGCATCTTGTACTGCTGATACATCGGGTCATCGTACACGTCGTACTTGAATTTCTCGCGGTTTGTGATCTTGTCATACAGTGCGTCCAGCTCCGCGCCCCACTTCGATTCATACGCCCCCGGCTTGCTGCCCTGCACGCCCGCGAGATAGCTCTGCGCCGCCCGCACCGCCGACGACGGCGTGTACCCGCTCTCCAATCTGGATAGCCTTTCCGTCGTCTGTGAGCTTGCGCCCGGAATGCCGCTTCTGGTGTCGTACCCGCCGCCGTAGTTGTGGATCGTCTGCTGCTTGTTTACGAGCCTCGACGTGTACCTCCCGTTCTCTCCCACGCCTGTGATCTCATAGGTGCCGCCCCCGGTCACAACACGGTCGCCTGTCGTCAGTCCCGCCGGCGCTTGCCCGCCCTTCTCAACCCTGTAAATGCCCATCCGCTTCTTCCTCCTTTTCCGCTTCCTCCCGCAGCTCCCGCTCCATTGCCTGCAATACCTGCCCGCGCACCTCGCGCAGCGCCGCGTCCGCCATCACTGGCGGCAGCTCCGCCCGGTTGATCGCCTCCACGATCTGATTTTTCAGTTCAAAATACCGTCTCGTCGTATTCATGTTGTCCCCTCCAATGCCGCAATTCTGGTTTTCAGTTTTTGTATCTGGTCGATGCAGAGCGCGATAAATTCGCCGTACCGCAAAAAATAGCTGTAGCCGCCCTCGTCCTTCGCCGCCTTGCAGATGCCCGCGAACTCCTGCCCCGTCAGCCCCACGGCGGTCATCGCTTCCTCCACGTCCTGCGCGATCATGCCGACGTGTACGCGCCCGCTCGTTCCGGCGTTCAACTTGTAGTGCGCCGGCTTCAATCGGTCAAACAGCGCCGCATACCGCTCCATGTCGTAGCTGATGCTGTTTTTCTCATTCAGGTCGGATGTCTGGATCACGTCGTCTACCGCCCACACGCTGTTCCATAGACGCTTTCCCGTTCCCAATCTCACATCTCCGCTTGAGCTTGGTCCAAAGTAGAGCACGCTCACTTTCGTTGAATCATCCTCGATCGAAACGTCTCTCGTTTCCCGCAATTCCACGCCGCAATCTGTTGTGTATATCCGCGCGCTCGTTGGGGTGATTCGCATTCCTCCGCTCTCTGCATCCGCGCTTCCCTGTGCGAGAAACAGCACTCGACCGTCCGAAACGCTGACCATGGATTCGTTTGGCGAGCGCAAACTGATCTGCTTATTCGTTTCACCTTCATACGTTTCCACATACACGCCCAAATACCCCACCAGCGTCTCCGCACTGGACGCCTCATAGACCGGCAGATTGCCGCGCAGCTTGAACTTCTCCAGATACAGCCCGCTGATCTCCGCGTTCTCCGAAATGGTCAGCTTCGTCGCTGTGATCTCGCCGCTGATCTTCGCGCCCAGCGCCTCCAGCGTCCCGGCTGGGAAGTGCAGCTTCTTTCCCGACAGATACGCCACCTTTAAGCCCTGCTGCCAGAAGGCGATTTCCCCCGGCGTCACAGTCACGACCTCGCCCTGCTTCTCGTCGATGACCTCGCCGTTCAGCTCCGTCTTTGTGGATATGTTCCCCACGCCTACGCCGTACACCGGCTGCGCGTTCTCGTCGTGGAATAAAAGCCCCGTCTTGACGTACTGCCGCGCCGTCACGCCGTACCGCTCATCCTTGCTGTTGATGCCCGCCGTGTAGTCAAAAAGCTGTGTAATGCCCTTGCTGTTGATCTCGATGGTCGCGCTCGTCGCCTCCGCGTACTCGCCGAACGTGGACTTTGCCACATACCCGCCCTGTAACGTCTTGGTGAACTGCTCGGAGTTCTCCATCGAAAAGTCCGCCGTCTTGATAATGAGCTGCTTGAGCGAGGCAAACGCGCTCTGTTTCTTTTCCTTCTCGGTCCTCAGTGCCGCGTCCTCGTTGATGCCTGTGGAAATTTCCTGCAAGATCGCCTCCGCCGACCAGTCCGCGAGATTCAGTTGGTCAATGATGTCCCGCATCGACCGCTGTAATGCCGCGAGCTGCTCCTGCACCGACCCCTCTGTCCGCTTCGGATACGCTAAATTCAGGCTTCCCATCACGCATCACTCCCCGCCTCCAGCACGCGCGACAGCGAAAGCAGCCGGAAGTCCCCCGTGCCGGATATTTTGAATTGCAGGTGGTCGCACCGCCGTGGGCGGATCGGGAGCAGGAACGACCGAATGCCCCGCCCCTCCATGTGCCCGCAGTGCCGCCACTGCTTGTCAGAATCATATTGCACCCAAAAATCGCACCGCGACTCCCTCGGAAGCTGCATCCGCAGATTCAGCCGCGAGATGTATTTCTTGCCCACTAAGCCGTAGGTCATGATGCCGGTCTCCGCCCACCACGAAACAGGCGCTTCCGGCGTGCCCTCCTGCCCCATCAGGTCTAGAACCGTCACGCTCCCGCTCTGATCCTTCGCCGCGTAGAGCGTGTCCCTGCCGCTCGTGAGCGCTGTGAGCGCTTCTGCGCCGCTTTCCGCGTGCCATAGCCCCCGCATCGTGTCGTACACAAAAAGCCGCTGTGCGCCGTCCGGCGCGCTCATGGCGATGTAATACTTGCCCCGTGCGGTCGCCGCCATCGCGTTTTTGTAGAGGATGCCGCCCAACGCGTCCGAAATTCTGCTCGGAGCGCCCCCGTCGTAGCGGTACACGCCCAGCCGGGACTTGTAGTACAAAACGTTGTCGACCACGCACAGGCTCTTGCCCGACCCGTCCTGCACGCCCTCGCACGTGAGCTGCACCACCTGATGTGCGCCCTTGCTGGACGGATACACCCTGTGGATAAAATCTTCCTTAAAAAACATCGGGCTGTCGTTATACGTCGCCGCGCCCGTCCACTTCCCGTCCGTGCCGACGCTCGCCCGGTACGAATCGGTCGAAATGCCCATGTAGCACTCCCAGTTCTTGAAGTCTCCCAGCTTGCAGCAGTAAATTTCGTTCAGCATATCGCCGTCCTGCCCCACGCCGTAATAGCAGCCCCAAAGCCGGTTTCCGCACTCCGTCACATAGTCCAGCTCCGGCAGGCGGCGGTTCGTGATAATTTCCCCGCTCGTCTGCTCTGCTGTGGTATCCAGAATGCCGGTGATGATGATATAGTCGTCCGCCGCGCCGTATAAAACGTGCGACCCGTTCAGCACCTTCGCCTGCTCCGTCCCCTCGATGCCGCTCAAAATGATCCCGTCGTACTGTTTCATCCCCACGCCGATGCCGCCGAGCGATAATTTCACATACGTCGTCGCCACCTGCACCCACTGTGCCGAGCTTGCCGACCACTGCTTGAGCGCGTGCGGCTCAGAGCCTGTGTCCACCCAATACATCCCGTTCGTGCGGTCTGTCGGCTCTGTGTCCGTCGCCGAGGCTGTAATGCCCGCCCCATCCGGCGTGCAGAGCGTGATCGTCAGCTTCGCCGCGCTCGTCGGCGTCACGGTGTTCTTGCGCGCCATGTACCCGGCGTCCGTTGGTTTCAGCGTGTTGTAGTAAATGCCGTCCGGGAATATGCAGAGGTAAGCGCCCATGCTCACGAGCTGCTTTTCCCCCGCCGTGAGCGTCACGCCCTGCGGCAGCTCCTGCAAAATGCCCCCGCAGTAAAGCCCCGGCAGCGTTGCTCCCTGCCACACATACCACAGAACGCCGTCCCGCGCCGTCCAGCCCAGGAGCGACCCTTCGCCCAGCGCTTTCATCGTGCTCCGCCGCATACGCGGCGCAAGCATCGGGAAGTAGTCTCCCGTTAAATTCTCAAGGTCGTAGAACGCCCCGTCCTGTATCTGGAGGTTGTGGTCGTAGCCGTAAAAGACCTCCGTCACCGCCTGCTCCTTGGCAGGCGTATTTTTCTGCACAAATAGCATCCCCTCACCTCACAGCCTGAAATGCGTCGCCCGCTCGCGGGGCATATAGCTGCGGTTGATGTAATTCTGCCACGCGGTAAAGTACTGATTGTAGCTCCCCGCAGCGGCGTTGTAACGGTCGGTCTCGCCATTTGCCTCCGCGATCTTCATGTCCAAGTACCACCGATAAATTTCGTCGTAAGGCGCTCCGATCAAAAGCACCGTCCTGTCCAGATCCTGCTCCGGGCGGTACTGTTGAAATTCTTCCGGCACGTCCATCTCGTGCGTCCGCAGCACCTCTCTGTGCGCGATCCCGTCCAGCTCCGCCAGCCATCTGATCTTGTCCTCCATGTCGTACTGATTCGGCGTCAGCCGGTCTACGATCTCCAAAGCCTGCGTAATGGTCATCCTGTCCCCTCCTTTGGAAAAAGGGGCGCTTGCGCGCCCCCTCTGTCTTATTAGGTCTGTGCGCGCACGCTGCGCTCATACGCTGCTGCGGCGGCGGTCGCTCTGCGCGCCTCCCGCAGCGCCTCGTATACCGGCAGCGGCACGTCTACCTCCACGCCCTTCGGCACTTGGTAGCGCTTGCCGTTCACGCACACAAACTGCATTTTCTCCTCATTCGACTGTGCCGGCGGGAGCAATACCGTTCTGGTCTCTTTCCAGATGTCCACCGTCTTTGCCATCTCAGTTCTCCTCGTCCACGTCCGAATACTCGCCGCAGCTCTCGATGCGGACCATGCGATCCTCATACAGGATGAGGCTCGCGTTCTCGAACTTGTAGCCAAGCGTCGAGAACTGATCCAGCGGACCGCCTGCGGTGGCTTTGTCCTTGATGATCATCTGGAGGTTGCCGCCCTCCGGGTCGATCATGCCGTAGGCGTCCTTGCCGAGCACCATCGTCGCATACACTGCAAGTCCCCCTGCGCCGCCCTCGCCCGGCGCGATCACAGTGCCCGCCTCGATGTTGTTGACGTTCTCCTTCACGGTGATGCTGGACGCGGTGTTGCTCGCCACCTCGCACAGCACGTCGCCCACAAGGATCAGCCTGCCCTTGAGCGCGTCCGTCTCCACCGTGCCGCCCTCGAACGCGATGCTCTTGCCCGCCGAGGAAATGGCGGTCTTGACCTTGAGCGTCCGGCTGTCCGAGGCAAGGTCTGCGCCTGCGAAGATCTTCGCCTCGGTCGTCTCCACGAAGCGCACGCCGTGCAGCTCGCCGATCTCGCCGGTGAAAATTTCCGTGGTCGCCGCGTACTTGTGCGCCTCGATCCACTCCGCACTGCTGCGCAGGTCATACGCGACGGACGGATGGATGATGGCGATGTACTTGCCATTGATGGTCGGCGTCTTGAGCTTCTTGAGCGTGGTCACCGCCTTGTTGATCTCGTCCGGGGTCAGCCGGGCGGTCTTGTCAAGCCCCGCTCGCGTAGCGACCTTCGTGTGTACGCCGTTTACCACCTTGTCGCAGAGCTGCTTGTTCGTACCGGCGACCATGCTGTTTCGCACGAGCTTGTCCTGCGTCGTGCCCGCCGACGCGCCAAGCTCCGTGGTCGCGCCCAGGATCACGTCGTCGATCGCGTGCAGCTCCAAAATGTCGGTGACCGCCGTGTATGTTCCGTGCTGCGTCAGCGCCTTGGAAATGCTCGTAGAGCCGAGCTTCTGCGCCGCCGGGATCACGCCCTCCTGCAGCTCGCCCGCGTCCTCCAGCGTGTTCCACTTGCGGAACTCGATGATCCTGCCGCGATTCTTCGGCAGCCCCTGCTTCTTGGCAAACTGGCTGTGCACCAGATTTGCCCGGGCATTTTCCAGCAGCTCCGTGTCGTAGTACTCCTTCATCTGCACGCTCAGATCGTTCTTCCCGCTGAAGGATTCCTGCGCGCCGGTGTAGGCGTTCACATAGCCGCCAGTCGCGTTCACCAGCGTCCCGGCGTCCGCCAAGAGCTGGATGTTGAGTTTCCATGCTTCCATATTTGCTCCTTTCCGGGAGCGTCAGAATGTAATGCGCTCCCCTCGTGCGACCCGCTTTCTGATCTCCTCCCGCTGCTGCGGGGTGAGCTTGCGCGGATCGATTTTTGTTACCTGTCCTGCCGGAGAGCCGAGCGCCCCCTCCTGGGGTCTCATGCCGTTTGCCTGCACCTGCGCAACGGTCCGCTGCATCCCATACTGCATCGCCGCCTGCTGGAGGTCTCGGTAGTGCGCCGCCTCGTATGCCTGCATCGGGTCAAAGCCCGCCGTAAGCAGCGACATAAACGCGCGGTTTCCCAGCTCCGCCGAAAGGTCTGCCTGCGGATACCGCTGTTGGACCTCCGCAAAGCTCTCCTGCAATGCCGCGAACCGCTGCCTCTGCTCCTCCTCGGCGCGCATCTGCGCGCTTTCCTGCTTGAGCCGCGCGTTTTCGCGTTCGGCGTTTTTGATCCGCCGCATCGCGTCCACCGGCAAGCCTGCCTGCGCCGCCTCCTGCTCATACCAGCGGTTGTCCTGCGATAGCTTTTCGCCCAGCGCATCCAGATCCACCTTGCTCATGTCCGAGGTGTCCATGCCGTATATCTGTCCGATCCACGACACGATCGGCAGCAGCTTCTCCATCTGCTGCTTCTGCGCCTCCGCGCCTCTGAGCCTGCCGCGCACCGCCTTCTGCAAGGCTGCGTTGTACTCCTTCTCGTACCTGCCGCCCTTGCCGGTCAGTGCCTCAAACGTCTCTCCCTGCTGTACCTGTTCGGCGGGTACTTGTGCGCTCTGCCCCTGCGCCTGCGCGTCCGCAGTTGCCGGAGCTGCCGCACCGCCGGATGTGGCGGGCATCTCTACGCCGTCAGCCAAAAGCTGAATGTTGAGCCTTTCCATAAAGCCCTCCCGTAAAAATCCTGTGTTGGTAAGGCGGTCTCGCGTCCGCCGCCTGTGTTTTTACCGGGGTGATCGCGTCCCCGCTTTGTCCCGCCTGCCCGTCATGCCGGTCAGCCGGTCATATTGCTTTGTAAGCTATCACCGCACCCACGGCTTCCCCCTTGAGGGGGAAGCTGTCCGCGCAGCGCCCGCACCATCTCTTGCCTTCCCCTTGGGGGGAAGGTGGCGCGAAGCGCCGGATGAGGGGAAGGGTTGCTGTCTCTGCCCTGCCCCGCGTTTGCTACTCCCTCGCAAACCGCACATTCTGTGGATACTCATGCGCCACCATCTGCATCCCCAGCAGTGCCGTGTCCCACATCGCCCGCACCACCCGCTCATGCTTCGGCGCGCACGCAATGGTGATGTCTCCGGGCTGCATATCCACCACCGGCTCTGCCCGCAGCAGCCCCTCGCTTTCCGCTCTCAGGATCATCCCACCCAGCGCGTAGGAGAGGATCGTCACCGCCGCGCAGACAATGTCCTGCCCCGCCGGAGCGTATCCCGCGTGCCCTGTGATCCGCAGGCTGTAGCCTTTACACTGGATGCTTATCATGCTCCCCCCTCCGGCTGTGACGCCTGCTGCGCCCTCTGCCGCGCGTTCGCGGTCACGCTGCTCTCCTTCTCCCCGGTCTCAAGGCTCACATCCGCATTTCCCTGCGGCACAGTCTGCCCCGCCCCGGAGAGGATCGCCTGCGCCAGCCCGTCCGCCTTTTCCGGCGCGTACTGCTGTACGAGTTGCAAGGCGAATTGCTGCCACTGCGCGAGCTGCTGCTGCAGATCTCCGTTTGCCCGGATCTTCTGCATCACCTCGTACTTGTCCTCAAAATCCATCATGTCCAGGCACGCCATCGCCTGCGGCGCGAGCTGCGGGTTGAAGAATCCCAGGTTGTAAAACTGCAAAGCCAATTCGTTTTGCGCGAGCTTTGTGTATTCCGTCTGCTTCTGCGCCGAAACGATGATGTCAAATACCGGCTTCCGCCCGCCTGCCTTTAGCCCCTCGTTGGAATACGTCACATACTCGTCCGCCCCCAGCGCCCCTGTGATGCGGAATCTGCGCGGCAGATCATAAAACTGCCGGATGCGCTCGATCACCATCCCGATCATCCGCCGGTACGCGCGGTACGCGCTCTTCGTCGCGTCCTTGCTGCTCCTGCCGGAGGCTTCCTGCAAGGCTGCGATCGCCGACGCAGCGGTCACGCCGCCGCCCGCCGAGCCGTTGTTGACGTCCGTGTTGCCCGTCACCCACTTGAGCTCCTCGATCTTGCTCGCCCGCATCTCAAGATAATTCCCGCTCAGAGGATTCACCACGATCTGCGCCAGCGAATCTTGCCCCAGATTCCCGTCGGTGTGTACAAACGGCTTTGTCCAGTCGGCAAATTCCTTCTCGTTGATCGCGGCGTCGCTTCGCGCGAACCATCGCGGGCTCGCCGCCATGATCGTATTTTTGACGATCGCCTGATCCATGCGGTCGATCTGCTCCTGCGCGCTCTTGCCGATGTCGATATACCCGTACCCGCAGATGCTCCCCTTCACCGGGAACAGCGCGTCGAATACGAACGGATACTCGCCGTCGGTGTAAAACCCGACCTCGGCAGGCGCTTGCGCAATGGGCACGTCCAGCACCGTCCCGTCCGCCTGCGGCATCTGCATCACGGGCGGCTGCGTGTCGTTTTCCGACGCGTATAAAACCTCGTCGCCGCAGAACCGGCAGTAGTGCAAAAGCGTTTTTCCGCCCACGCGCTTTTTGTAATACCACTCCACCACCAGCGCCTGCTCGCCTCTCTGCTGGTCGTCGTCTGTTTTATACTGCGCCAGCGTCAGCGCGCTCCCCTTGAGCTTGCCCTCCAGTTGCGGATACCGGCTCACCAGATCGCTCTTGTCATACGCCCGCACAAAAAACACGTTTTGCGAATCCTGAATGTCTTTAATGCCCGGCTGCCAGAAGATGTTGAGCACGTCCACGCCGCAGATCGCCACGTCGCCCAAGCCGCCCAGCTTGCTGCTGTCCCATAAAACGGACCAAATGAGCGTCCCCGACTGCACCTTGTCCCACAGCGTATCGCTGTATACCTGCTCAAAATCGTTGTGCTCCAAAATGCACGGCACGATCTGACTGAGCATCCGCGCCTCCAGCGCGTCCGTCCGCTCGCGCGGTCGTAGGTTTGCCTCCGGGTATGCCTGGATGCCGTCCGCGTGCTTACCCATCAGGACGTTAAACAGCCACCCGCTCGCAGGTCGGTCGTCGCGGGGATTGCCCTTTTCGTCAAACTGCCCCCACTGCCGCAGCTTCCACCACTCGTTGTTGGCGATCACGCGGTTTTCAAGCTGCGCCTTGCCGTTTTTGTACTGGATCAGCGTCTGCATCGCCGTGCGCACCTGCTCCGCCCCGATCGGCTGCACCTGCGTCTCCCGCAAAACCTCCTCCACCTGCGTTACCTGTTCGTTCTCTCCCATTTCATCCTCCATGCTTTTCCGCCCCATATCTCCCCGTGTGGGGAGCTATCGCCGCACCCCTTGCCTTCCCCTCGGGGGGAAGGTGGCGCGAAGCGCCGGATGAGGGGAAGCGTCGTTGTTTCTGATCTGTTCCGCGTTTGCTATCCCCCAAACTGATCCAGCGGGTCATTCAGCAGCACCCGCCGCGCCACCGGGCGCATCGCCTTGATCGGTCGGCTCATGCAAAAATACCGTACCTCGTCGCACGCATGATCCTCCATCGTCGTATCCAGATCCTCGACGTGCGTCTTGGAGTACATCATCATCGGCATCGTGCGGATAATGGCGTCGCAGCCTTTGAAAAAATACATCCGCGCGTAGCCGCCCTCGTCAAATTGCAGCCGGTAATGCACTTGCATCCAGCCAGGTATCCGGGCGTTGTCGCCCTTGGAAAAGTACACCCCGTACCGCGCCGCCGTCTGCGCGATGCTCTCGCCGTGCGATGCGTCCCAGATCGCGGGGTCAGCCACGCCCTGTATCTCCTTGCCCCGCAGCCACGGGTGTTCCCGCTCTGTTCTGCGTATCTCTTCAAACTGCCGGTCCGGCGACCACTTTACGCCCTCGTTCGGCTCGCCTGTCCAGCCGTAAAGCTCCAGAACGCGGTACAGCACGCCGTCGTAATCCACCGCCCACCAGGCGCAGGAAAACGGCTTTCCGTAGCCGAAATCGTAGCTCCTGTAGATTCTCCATCCCGCGTCCGGCACAAACGGCGCGATGACGTGCGTAAATCTCCTGTCCTCGTAGTGCGCCGGGTCGTCGCGGAACTCCTCGAAGAACTGCCCCTCGAATACGTCCCAGCGCCCTTCCAGCCACGCCGCCCGCTGCGCCGGCGGCAGGCTCTTTAGGTTGCTCACATACTCCGGCTGCGCCTGCATGAGCGCCTTGTTGTCCGTCACGAGTGCCTGGATAAAGCTGTAATCCTCCGGCTTCTCCTCGCCCTCGAAGCGGCGGTCGATGAAAAGGCGCTTGAAATACCCGTGGCTCGGACCGCCGGGGTTGAGCGTGTAGTACGTCCGCTTCGGGAAATTGTTCACGCCGCGCACCGTGGCGTTGATAAGCCTGATCCACTGCTCCTGGAGCTGCCCCGCCTCGTCGAAGAAGATCACGTCGTATTCCTGCCCCTGATACTGCGCCACATCGCCGTCATTGCGGCAGTACCCAAGCATTATTCGCGACCCATTGCCAAATGTGAACACTTTGCTCGTCTGGTTGTATTGCGCCACGCCGTGCAAAAGCTGCATCAGCGGCAGCACATGGTTGTTATACAGCTCCGGGTACGTCTTGCGCACAATGAGCACCTTGATCCCCGCCCATGCACCGCAGAGTAAAAACGCCTTGATGCGCACCGCCCAGCTCTTCCCACCGCCGCGCGCGCCGCCGTATGCCACATGGCGGTGCGTGTCCGTCAAAAATTGCCGCTGCTTGTCGCTGGGATTGATCTTGATCGTCCTCATCTCGCCATATCCTGCATCGCGTTCTCAAATTCCACCCGCGCACCGTTCTCCTTCGGTGCTGCATCGTTCCACCCGAATTTGCAGCCCAGCGCGTATTTTGCGCCGCTGGCTCTGCTCGTGGCGAGCTGCCGGATGTGGAACGCCTCGATCCGCTGCTCTGCTCTCATGCAGATCAGCTCATAGCCCGCCTGCTGCCGCAGCTCCAGCCAGTCTGCATCGCTCATGCCCAGCGCCAGCAGCAGCCCCGGCAGGCTCGGCGGCTCGATCCACTGCGTCGCCATCGCCTGTCGCTTGCCGTGCATCACCGCCTCTAGCCTGTACAGGGGATGTCCGTAGCCGTCCAGCGCCTGCACGGTGATCGTCTCGCCGCCGATCACCTGCTCCTGCGTCACCGGCACGCGCCGGTATACCGGCTCGTCGTAGCTGATCCCGGCAAAATACCGCCGCACCGCAGAGCCAAGCCTTGCAGGGCTGTCCAGCCGCTTCATCCGCGCACCCCCTTTTTCTTCCTGCTAAGAGTATAGCAGAGCCGACGCGAAAATCTCTAGTGCACCTTCGCGTCGGCTGAAACCGTTGGTATGACTGGCTTTGCGCCATTTCTTCCAAATTCCAGAAAACGCAGATACGCCGACCGGCGGCGCTGAAGCTCTCAGCGTCGCCCCCTTTTTGCCCGCTCACTCCGCGTCGTACAGCATCGTCAGCATACGGTTTATCTCGCACTTTTCCCAATTCCGGCAGCAGTACTCCCGTACCTGCCGCTTCTTTTCCGCCATGCGCTCATAACGCAGGACGATCTTTGATCGGTTTTCCAGCCCCTCGCACTGGATCTCCCACTTGTTGTCCGCCTTGTAAAACGGGCAGCCCACGTCCGGGTTTTGCCATCCCTGCATCCTGCTCAACCTCCCACAGCTTGACGTAGCGTATGTACTGCGGCTCGATGCGGCTGTTCTCCGCCCGCTCCAACAGCGAGCACCCCGCCGGCACGCGCAGCTCGGCGTCGGAATGCACCGTGCGCTCATAGTCCGGCACTGGATGGATGAGATTGCGGCTCGGCTTGTAGCGCTTTTCGTCCTTCCCCGCCCGCACCTGGCGCAGGAGATATGCCACTAGGTCGTTGTGATCCGGCTCATTCCAAAGCCGCTTGGCGCGCACCTCTCCGCAGCGCCACTTGTCCGCGCACGCCTGCGCGCTGTCCGGGTCTACGATCACATGGTGGTGCAGGCGCGCAGGCTCGCCCGTCTTGCCGTTGCGGTCTGACGTGATCGCGAAATATCGCGCGCACGCGCCCCCCTTCGCGCGCGCGCGACGAACTCTGCGTGTCCACAGCTCCAGCTCCCGCTCCGCCTGATCTCTGAGCGTGTCCTCCGTCAGCTCCTGCCCAAGTGCGCGCACCCGGTCTGCGAGCTTGCCGATCGCCTCGTCCGTGTAGGTCAGCTCCAGCAGCACGCCGTCTGTGCGGTAAAAGCTCGCGTTTACCATTCGGCATACCGCCCGCATTCCCTGTCCGGCTTTCCGCTCCTGCCGCGCGATCTCCCGTCTCGTTTTTTCCCGGTTTTGTGCAATGGCATCCGGCACGCGGAATTTGATCTTCTCCACCGTCTGTCCGACGGTGTAGCATCTCACCTTCCACGTCCCTTCCTGCCGCACCGGCAGCCACCGTCTTTCCATCGCCCCGTCCCCTTTTTATATAAAATGGTCGTAAACCTTCGCGCCTAGCAAGTTCCGCTACGCGCCCGCGCGCGTATATATAATGTATGTCCGCCAATCCCGGCGTCTCGATCCAGCGCGGCAAAACCGCGCTCGACCCAACCGCCCGAAAAAAAAT